TAGAGGCGGTAGTAGTGGGTTGAACCTGAATCAGGCCTTGTCCCGAGGCAAGGAACTTATGGATACAGGACATGATGCGCTTGAACTCGCTGGAGATAACGCCGATGCTGCAGCAGAAGCAAGAGCGATAATTGCAATAGGGCGGCAGCTAATCCAGCGAGCGACTGGTGTCTCACCAGCAGCCTCACCTTCTCTGGGGTCAGCAGGCCCAATTACACTACCTTCCGCGAGGTAAACTACCTATGGGCATCTACCAGTACACCGACCCTCAAACAGGGCGAAGCTATAATTTTGAGCATGCTGGGGATGCACCGACCAACGAAGACTACGCTTACATCTCTAACTTCCTGCAGGAAGAACGTGCAGGGTATGCGGAGAAGTACCGAAATGTATTCGGGCGTGAGCTAGAAGAACCTGACGACGGCACTGCAATCGGTCGCGGCCTAGCTCGTGGACGGAAACAACTCACACAAGCATTCGGCGAAACACTCGGTACTGTTGGCGAACAGACTGGCCTTGAGTTCCTTGCAAACTACGGTCAGGGCGTAGAAGAGCGCGCACGGCAGGGGCTAGGTGAGCTCCAACTCGAGCAACCTGCGCGTATGCAGTCTACTGACGTAGACAGTCTTGGCTCGGCGCTCACCTACGCAGGTGAGGTTGCTGGTGAGCAAATCCCACAGCTCGGTTTAGGTCTTGGCGCCGCTCTAGCGGCTCCGCTTGTAGGCGCAACAGGTTTTGTCGGCGGCGCAGGGGCGGCGGCTTTAACTACTGCACCAATCCTGTTTGGTAACAACATCCAACGCCAAGAAGACGAAGTAGCCGCCGGTACCAAAGCGGCAGTGGACGTGGGCGATGCCCTTACCGCTACATTCGGCCAAGCAGCACTCGAAGGTGTTGCAGATAAATTGCTGCTGGGCGGTCTTCTTAGGCCTACCGGCAAGTCTTTGTTTACTAGAACGGTGTCCCGTGCAGGGGGCGGTGCCTCAACCGAAGGTTTGACCGAGGTAGGTCAACAGATGCTAGAGCGAGCGCAGGCTGGACTGGCTATCGACAGCGAAGATGCTATCACAGAGTATCGTGAAGCGGCTATCGCAGGGGGTCTAGTCGGTGGTGGTGTACGTGCTACAGGTTTGGGTGAGCGTGGAGATACAACTCCTGTCGTCCCAGAAGCCGAGCAGACCCCCGAGCAAGAAGCACAAGCTGCACTGGAAGCTGAAGCGAGTACTGTTCTCGCCGATGAAGTAGAGCCAACCGTCGAAGCCGAAACTGATACCCTGCCGACAAGTGCGGCTCAACAAGCACTGGATAATGACCCTGAGTTGGCCACTGCTTCGGATGCAGAAATCCGTAGTGGTATGGACGGGAAGTACAACAGCCAACTCTCGGAAGAGATCATTGCTCAGAGAGCGGCAAGAAGAGAGCTGGCAGAGATGGGTGCCCCCGCGCTCGATCCGGAGTCTTTCCTAAAAGCTCCAACAGCGCAGGAAATGCTAAAAAACCCTCGCGTGCAGAAAAAACTAGGGATCAAAAAGTCTAACGTAATAACCGATGCGTTGCTGGCCGGTTTGGGTTTGCGGGAAAGATCGACTCTGCGCGATCCGAAAAAGAAGTCTAACATAGTTGGGAAAGACCTCACCGACCCTGAAGTGCAGGCAAAGCTGCGTAGGTATGCAAAAAATCCAGCGGCACTGAAGAAAACTCCCGACTTGCAGGGGCGGGTAGACGCGTTGTTAGGAGACACTGATGCTACCGGATTGGGAACAGGAACTACAGTTGGACCTACCGGAGTTGGAGTTGGCACTACAAGTCGTGCAGAGAGCGTGGCAGAGGCTGGACGAAGAGTACGAGACCAGCTGCCCCAGCGCGACGGAAACATACGTCCCGGAGGAACTCCAGCACCTGACGAATCACCAGTGGGAACTAGTCTGTCAACTCCTGAGTTGGATTCAGTTCCAGCGAGAGGGGAGCCCGTTACACTAGCTTCCCCCGAAGAAATAACACCCGAAGCGGTTGCGGACCTCACAAAAGAAGTCGATGCAATCGTCACCGAGCCGGTTACGCCGGTGCAAGCCGCGCCAGAAGATATCCCAGAAGCTGCGCCAGAAGTTACGCCAGAAGCTGCGCCAGAAGTTACGCCAGAAGCTGCGCCAGAAGTTACGCCGGTGCAAGCTGCGCCAGAAGCTATCCCAGAAGCTACGCCAGAAGCCGCCCCCGCTCCACAAGCTGTCCCACAAGCTGTCCCCACCCCACAAGCACAAGCTGCTATCCCCGGCCAAGAGCTAGGCACAGCACAGCAAAACATCCCTGCGCCCGTACCCCCAGCACCTCGCGCTGCACCAGTGCAGGGGGCCTCACTGCCACAAGCAGACTTACAAGCTGTTGATGATACCCGTGACGTAGCTGCCCAAGCACAACTTGACCGTATATTCGAGAACAATCGAGGTAAGCAGCCAGAGATACGTGAGTACCACGACACGCAGGTTGATCCAAGAGATGCTACTGAAGTCACCACTGCAGTAGACAAAGAAGGTATTTTGGAGCTTCTTGGCACCGCAAATAAAGACCTCGACGAGCAGGGCAAAGCTGCAAAGCTGTATTTTAGTCGGTTCCGCAGGCCTGTTGATGCGCTCGCCGAGATGGGTGCCATTGCAGCGGTCGGTCCTACGCAAACTATCAAAAAAGATTATGTCAAAACGCAGACCTTCTTCCCTGACGGTCGCAAAAAGGGTCGAGCCCCACAGTTTGCGTTCTACAACGGCATGACACAAAAGTCGGCTATGGACGCCCGCAAGTGGGTACGGGACAACATGTCTCCGCAAGCTATGGCCGTTACCCGGGATGAAGCGGTACTAGCCCGCCGGGATACCACTAAATTTAGCCCGTCCGATGCGTATATCGGCGTGAGCAAGACGCTAAAGTCTATCCAGCAAAAGGAAGACAACGCGTTTAAGAGCCAACTAAACCGCTTCCTTGAATCGCCGGAAATGAACTACCGAGCCCCTGCAGGCTTAGATCAATCTTTGCGGGCCGAGGGGGCAACTACTGGCCCTGTGACATTGTCGTTTAAGCCGGTAAAAGGTCAGACAGCCTTTGACTCCTACATGACTGGCATGGGTTTCAAAAAGCGTAAGTTACCTAACAAGGACGAGTACGTTTACTTCGACCCGGAGAACGACAACAAAGTACTTCCTCTAGAAGAAGTACAGGAGTACTACGACGGGCTTACATACAGCCAAGACCAGCTGGGCTTCCTGCTGATCGACCCTGTGCATGGTCTGGACATGGCACTTCTGCCTAGTATCCGTAACGCTCTGCAACGTGGTGATCTGCAGTTTGCTTTGAACGCTATCGCTTCTACGAGCCAAGTTGACCGCATCCGTCAGATCGCTGCCAAGCTGTCCGATGTTGTCGGCACTACGAAAGTGCAAGTGGTTGATGACCTGTCGCAAACCGTGGGGCGCACTGCTGCTGGTTTATACGACCCTGAAACAAATACGATTTCCATCGACGCTACCAACGGTATGAACGTACATACTGTCCTGCACGAGATGACCCACGCAGCTACCTCGGCGTCTTTGGCGAACCCATCGCTTCCCGAAGTGAAGCAGCTACGGACCATCTTCGACGCAGTACGTGAGCAGATGGGCGAAGTGTACGGCACAGCTAACCTAGACGAGTTCGTAGCCGAAGCCTTTAGTAATCCTGAGTTCCAGACCGCACTAACCCTCACCCGGGTAGACGGCGGTAAGATGTCAGGCTGGGAGAAGTTTACAGGTGCGGTACGACGTATCGTCCGCAAGCTCGTAGGTCTGAAGCCAAAAAGCCCAGAGTCTGCACTCGACGAAGTAGATCGAATCATCAACGGTATGTTGACGCCGTCGCCAGCTACACGGGCAGCGCCTTCGATGTTGCGGGCCACCGCTACCCCTGAAGGTAGCATGGATGTTGCTAACTCTGCGGTTGAGGCTGTGCCGACACGCAAACGCGAAGAATACGTGCAGATGGCGAGCGATATGGTCTACAACACAACCGACCCCGCCCTAAACGGTGCGAAGAACGTTATCCTCGGCTCGCTCGACTCCCGTATCCTTGCGGACGTTGCGAAGAAAAAGATTCCGTTTGCCCCAGAGCTGAACATCCTGATCCGCAAGATGAGTGGCGCAATGCGCAAGCGCTCTGACATGCTGGACTCGATGGTCAACAACTACGCAAGGTGGGCACGCAAGAATAGAGCCGCTGCTAAAACACTGAACAACATCATCCCGAAGTCTACCGCCCTGCGTGTAGACCCCTCACTGCCTCGGAGTTTCTATAGCTCCTACAAAGCAGCCTACAACGACCTCACCACCAAGAAGTCTGTTGTAAAGGAGTTTAAGTCTGAGAAGGCCCGCCTTGCTTGGGTACAAAACTTCAATGCTAACCAAGACTCCGCCAAGTCTACCAAGGCGAAGAACATGAAAGACCCTGACCCGCAGGATTTGGTGGCGTACGATGCACTGCGGAAGCAGTACAACTCTATGGGTAAAGAGGGGCAGGCGTTCTATCGCCAGATGCGTAACTTCTTCCAAGATACGTACGATGAAATCCTCCCTGCCCTGCGTGCTCGTCTAGAGGCTACCATCGGCGATGGACAGGTACGGGCTTCAGCTTTTGAGAAGCTGCAGGACATCCTGATGAAGGAAAGCGGCATCATCAAGCCGTACTTCCCACTGATGCGTAAAGGTAAACACCGCCTGCAGTACACAGCGTTGAACGAGCAAGGGCAGCCGGAAGTGTTCGTGGAGTACTACCAGAACCGTAGAGAACTCGACCGTGCGTTCAAGGTAGCGGAAAGTGTAAGTGCCTCGGGTACCAAGCCTGAGTATACCCGTGCAGACCGCCCGATGAACTTTAACACAGTGCCAAGCTCCTCGTTTGTGTATGACATCTTGAAGACTATGGAAATGTCCAAGAGTAGCTTCAAAGACCCTGCACAGTATGATGCAGCGGTGCAGAGTGTTGTAGACCTCGCACTTGACGCTATGCCTGAGCGTTCATTCATGCAGGGGTTCCGCAGACGTAAAGATGTACGGGGCTACATCGGCGACATGACACCTACGAAAGTAGGCGACACTGAGTTCGACGCCATAAGCATGATGAAGGAAAAGGGCCGTGACCTGAACCGCCAGATCGTGCAGATACAGGCGTCAGCAGAGATCGAGAAGTTCCGCAACCAACTCAAAGAAGGTGGCTACCTCAACAACCCTGAGACCGCGGACATTGCACGGAAGCTGGACCAGATTGCTGCGTTCGCCCAGAAACCTAATGTCGCTCGCTGGTCGCAGATTGCCAACAGTGTCGGCTTCAACATGACGATGGGTCTGAACTTCTCGTCAGCGGCGATCACGTTTTTCGATGTTGCCATGAGCGCCATGCCAATCATTTCGGCGGAGTATGGTGCGCGTAACACTGCCTCTGCTTACGGAACGGCTACTCGCCTCTTTGCTGATTCCCCAAAAACACGGGGCGTTATGGTGTCTGGTCCTGATGGCCAGCCCGTAGAGCAAGAAGTTAATATGGGTGTGGCGGGCAAGTCTATCTTCAACTTGTCTGCAGACCAGCTCTCTCCTGAGATGCGCGACGTGCGCCTCGACGTGCTGATAGAAATGGGCAGTGACCAAGGTCAAGCTAACCAATCTATGACGCAAGAGAGCCTTGAGATTGGTCGGGACGCCCCGCTAGAGGGTGTAAACAAGTGGACCAGCGCCATGTTCCACCACTCCGAACGCTTCAACAGAGAAACAACTCTCACAGCTGCGTACCTACTAGAAGTGCAGAAGCTGAAGAAGCAAGGGCGAGACTTGTCTGAGCAGGACTACAGAGACGCCGCGCAAAAAGCTATCGAGACTACCGAGTTTACCCTTGGCTCTACTGCAGCTGCAGGTCGTCCAGTATGGGCGCAGAGTGGTGTTGGTAACGTGCTGTTCCTCTTTAAGCGGTTCGCTATCGCTAAATACTACATGATGTACAAGTTGGGTCACGAATCCATCGGCACTACCAACGTAGAGCGCATCATGCAGGAGATGGGCGTCACCGAGGCGGAAGCGCAGCAGATCGCAAACGACCGTAAGATTGCACGGGCAGGCCTACGCAACTTCCTAATCACTACAGGTGTTATGGCCGGTGCAGGTGGCATGCCAATGATGGGTGCCTTCGGTATGATCTACAACATGTTTGCAGATGACGATGAGGATGACTTCGAAGCAGCTCTGCGCAAGTTTACCGGCGAAGGTATTTACGGCGGGTTGGCGAATGAACTTCTTGGTGTCGACGTTGCAAACCGCATCGCGCTCAACAGCCTGCTGTATCGTCCGCCGCTGATCGACAAAGATCAAAGCCCTCTGTGGACATTCGCAGAGCAAATTGGTGGGCCGGTGCTGGGTATTACACTTAGTGGTATCCGTGGCGCTGACGAAGTGTGGCAAGGATTGGCTGACGGAGACATGCAGGGGGCCAGACGCGGCGCCGAAGCCGTTGTCCCTGCCGCGATCCGCAACATATCCAAAGGTGTACGTTTCTATACTGAAGGCGCAACGACACGTCGTGGTGATCCGATTACTGAAGACATCAACGCCTATAATTCGGTCATGCAGGCGCTCGGGTTCGCGCCGCAGGCGTACATCCAGCAGCTTGAGTTCAACAAAAACGCTCGCCGCCGCGAGGCAGCCGTCAACAGCAAGCGGTCGAAACTCCTACGCCGCCATAATATGGCGCTGCGCGAGGGTGATCGGCAGGAACTTCAGAAGGTGCGTGAACTCATCAACGAGTACAATGCAGGGCTACCCGAGGGCGCTGACCGGGCGCGTATCACATCTGACACTCTGCAGCGGTCGGCACGTAGCTTCGAGAACACCACCGATAAAATGCGCGGCGGTATGACTTACACCCCGTTCATGGAGTCGATTCTCGAAGAATACGATCGGGGTTTCCAAGGCTTCTAATAAAAAAACCCCCGCACAAGGCGGGGGTAAGTCTCAGGCAAGAGAACAACACTGTAACAGTGTCGGAGTAGTTGCACTGTCACACAGTACGCCACGCACGTAAACCCAATTTTCCGTCTTCGATGCACACCTGCATGGTTATTTTCCAGTCTTTTCGTTTGGCGATTTGTTTTATCTGGTCTCTACACTTCTCAGTGTTAACACAGGGCACGAAAACAGACGACGAGACATCCATGTTCTCCCAGTTCACAGTGATCCGTAGCCCGTCAGGGTTCAGATCATCAACCTTCAATACCTTCTGATCCATCGCTCTCTTGCTCCAGTTCTGCGAACTCCATCTCCAACACCCAATCCGGCGGCAGATTGAAGTCGGTGCCCTTGGTCAGGCGTTTCTTGGTACGCTTCGCATCCAGCTTGCTCTTTAGCTCATCCACCACACCTTGATAGTTGATCTGCTGGTCAACGCACCACTCTCGGAACGGTTTAATCCGCAGGAACAACATCTTGGTGTCAGGCTCGAACCGTGCAATCAGGGTGCCTCGGGGGCTCGCACCAACAGGTACAAGCTGATCCAAGCCGTTGTTGTTCTTACCGCGCAGGTCTTCGGTGCTGTCAATTTTCAGCAGGTTATTGTAGTTTTCCGCCAAGTAGTTGTTGAGTATCTGGGTGACGGAAGACCCAGCATCGCTGACGTAGCTACTGCGGGAGAGTAGCTCGCCTACAACCCACTTATATACTGCGCCGATATCGTAATCCACGAAGCCCAACTTCTTGGCGATTATAAGTCCCGAGAGGATCGCAGCGTTCCCGTTAGACCAGAAGCGAGCCTCGGGACCAAGCCCTGCTGCCTTATCGAGCCGTACCCGAACACTTTCGACTGTGTTACGCACTTCTTCTTTGTTGTTGATGACCCACTGAATGTAGTCTGTCCCGAGGTGCCCGTAGTTGGTCTTGAAGTCACTGAACAGGTGCGTCGTGTCAGTGTTATCCCCCAAGGCAAATTTCTTTCTCTCTACGCGAATTTCGAACATGCGGTACATCTCCGCTTCAGGGTTCTCCTTCTTCCTACCCAGCACTTCCCATGCACTTGTGTTACCGGAACTCAGCGCGAGGAGTTGCCAAGGTTTGCCTCGAGCCCGTTCGATGTTGCCGTTAGAGGACAGGCGGTTTTTCTGCCGTCCACCGGACACTTGGTACACATACTCAGACATCTGCTCACCAGTGACGTTTGTCATCTCATCAGACACCAAAGGTATGTTGTGCAGCACCTCGCCGCGGTTCATCCGAGAGTTATGTGTATCCTCGGGCTTATTCATTAACTCATCAGGGCTACCCCAAATACCTAGTGCCGCCATCTGTGCAGTGGTCTTACCCACGCCTGATCCGCCGTAGAGGTGCACCGCCATGCTGTTCAGACCCGTCACTGCCATAAGCGGAGAACCAAAGCCTAATCCTACGATATACTGGTGCAGTTCGAAGCCCGGCTTATTGTAGAACGCCAGCAGGTCGATGTTGCGTTGTCGAGAGCCTTTAGGGTCAAATGCGTCTATCAGCCCTGCGGTCTTTGACGACGCGGGGTTGAGATCAACTCCAGTCGCTGTGACCAGTTTGTTGCCTAGTACGAACGCATCCATGTCATCACCAGCCCAACCAAATTGGCGGTGTGCTTCATCTGCCGTAGTTGTCTTCTGCAGTTCGTCTATCCATTTTGTTGTATACACCATGAGTTTATCTATCCCTTTCCCCCATGCGGTTACGCCTTCTTTTGCCATGCACTTACGGAACTCTTCCCGTGAGGTTACGCTCGTAAGAGGTACGTTAAATTGCCGTACCCCGTCTTTCGGCAGATGCAGACGAAACACTAACGTCTCGCCCAACTCTATGTCGTGCAGCCGCCGTGTGATGTAGATATCGTGATGGTATATCAGGTCTTCTTCTATGTCCCCATCGGCATTGCTGCTGCGTAGGAACACACCGCCAGCCGCGCCGCGAAAGTACGGGGCGGGGTATTCTGGTAACTCGAACGCTTCCGGCGTTTTCTTCCCTGCAATGGGCGCGGTAACTGTGACCTGACCCTCACTCTGCCGAATACGCTTACCCAGTACAATCGGCGATTTGATCTGACCCCACAGAGGGCAGTTGCGGCATACGCCTTCGTTCAGCTCGTCGAAACGTGCGCAGGTGTATGGGCCTTTAATCTCGCCCAGCTTTTTGCGCATATCTGCTTCGTTGTAGGCAGGGTGCCTATTAGATATTTTCTCTGCTGCTTTGTCCCCATCGCTGCAGAACTTCGCAATCGACAGCCCCGCCCTCCATAGCGGTTCGCTGATCTCGTCTTGTTGCAAAGCAATATACTTTAACTGCTCGCAGCCACGACCTTCGAGCGTCTTCTTCATAATAGTCTTAAAAACGTTCTCGGAGTTTTCAGCGTAGGCTTCGTAAAGCGCGTCTGTGCCCAGATCAATCGTAGTAACTGGTTTCGCTAAGACGCCCAGCTTAGACGTAAACTCGGCCAACACTACAGGCTCGGGCATAGAGACGCCAAAGAACTCCACAGGTAAAGGTGAGTCACCCTTATAGTTGTGCGTGTTTGGCATGCGAAGGATGCGAGCCGCATCCGCAGTAACCGCAGGGTCAGCAAGAAGGCCGTTGTCTGAGCATGCTTGCTTCAATCGTTGGGCTTCCACCACCCACTGCTCCGCCGGAACCGCTTCGGTAAGGGGCCAGTACACATGCACCCCGTTACCGCTGTTGACCATCAAAGGTTTAGGTAGGGAGAGCTTCTTGCAGAAATCACGCAGGGCGTCGACCGCTGCCTTCTGAGAAGGATACTCCTTTAGCGGACCGCAATCCAAGTCGAGGAAGAGGGACTGCATCTCGCAGACGTTTATAGCCTTGCGGTTTGTCGCCTCGTTATAAGTACCTAAAGCAAAGTATACGTCGAACCCATCTGCGTCGAACTTCTGCGCGGCGCGTTCTACTTCCTCGACGGTATCGTAGAACTTCTGCACACGTAGGTCATCTTTACTCTTGGCTGCGAACACGCAGTAGTGACCGTTGTCACTTAGCAATGCCCGTAAAAATTCTGTGCTGTTCATGCTGCTGCTCCAAAGGTGCGCCGTGGCGGGACTGTGTGGGGCCAACCCCGCCACGACGGTCTATCGTGACGTCGACTAACGGTTAAGTCAGTCGTCCCAGTCGTCTACGATAGCAGAGAGATCAGCCTGAGTAGAGGGAGCAGTTACCTCTTTCTTCTTGGCGACCTTTACCGGCTCGGGCACAGCGTCGAGATCAATCTCATCAGCTGCAACCGCACCATCATCACGCTGAACTGCAACCTTGTCGGTTTGAGAGACAGTCAACGTAATTGCTTTGATAGCGTCGTCGCTATCTTTCATGGACACAGCCTTCTGCAACTCTTCCTCGTTCAGCGGGCGAGCTGCTTTGAAGAACAGTTTAGGTGTGTCACTATTTTCGTCAAAGTACATCTGCGTAACCACAGCAATGGAAGGTGTTTTGTGTGCCTTCAAGTACTTGGCGTATGCCTGCATACCCATTTTACCATCTTTGGCCTCGCCAAAAATAGACGTAGCAGGGAGCTGCAGTTGGTAGACTGTATCCATATCACCCTCTAACAGCACGGCGATACGTTGGTTGAACCTGCATGCGCGGCTCTCACCTTGACCAGAACCTTTGATGTTCTGCGGGCAGTCCATACAGCGGGCCGCTTGACGTGTTTCCGCGGGTACGGAGTCGGCGGGTTTCTGGGTATCAGGCGACCAACACGCAGGTGGGGCGGGGTTCTCGGCGTCATAAGCGCCTTGGTAGAACGTACGGGACAGCTTGGCTGCGTTGACGATAATCACATTCAAGAGACCGTCGCTCTTTACGTTTACCTGCTCACCGCTAACCATCTGACGGAAACGCCCACCACGGAGACTGATCCGGTTGGAGCCACCACCGCCACCACCAGCGAGGTTATCATCAGCTGCCTGCAGCTGCTTAAACAAGTCACTACTGACGAGGGAGTTACCCTCCCCGAAGATTGATACGTCTGTCATCAGTTATTCTCCCTTTGAGTTTGTTGTTTGGGCTCTCTAGCAGCCAACGCTGCCTCTACGTCGGCGAGCCGAAAACGGTATACTTCCCCGATGTTAATGTAAGTACTCGCAGGGATTTGCCCTGAGTGCACCCACTTACGGACGGTAGACACAGACACGTTGAAGTATTCTGCTACCTTGTTGATGTTGACGTACGGGGCGATTTCTTCTGTCATTTTGACCTCACAGAAATTGTGTACTCCGAGTCCACGTTGAGCCCTGCTGGTACTTCGTCAGGGTTTTCTTCGATGAACTGGCGTACATTGGTTTGGTTCAAACGCTTCTCGAGAAACTCAGGGACGTTATGCTCCAAGACAAACTTGTGCATGGATTCCCAATCGCTCGTCCAGTAGCGCTGCTTAACGGTACGATAGAACAAACCGGACGCAGTGCGCACACTGTCGACTTCATGTTCCTTGCAGTAATCGAGCAAAGCGAGTTTTACCTCGTCTTGCTGCCTACGCAGTTCGCTTTCTTGCTCCTTATATTTGGCGGTAAGCTCCGAACGAGCAGTGCGTAAGTTAACATACGCACTGACAAGTCTGTCCACTGAAGGTGCCATGCTGTTCTCCGTTTTATTATTGTATTGCTGGTATATGCTATCATACAGTGGTTAGTCAAGTATTTCTTTATACAGGTCTATTATAGCAGAGTGTATGTTAATACGGTCGTCCAATAGGCGGTAAATACGTTTTTCCGCAGCGGAGCCTGCGAGTTGGATTACCGTACATTTACGTCTTTGTCCGGCGCGATGGATACGTGCGTTAGCCTGCAAGTATGTCTCCAGAGAAGACGTTGGGCCCCACCACACGATAGTATTCGCCGCTGTTAACGTCACGCCGTGTGCCGCTGATTGCGGTTGGATAACTAATACCTTTGGGTCGGGGCTGCTTTGAAAACGTGAGAATATGTCTGTCCGTGCGGCGGCGGGTACGTCGCCTCGAATAACTTCGGCGGTTATACCATCTTTGCGTAGTTTAGCGGTCAGCATGTCGATTGTATGCTTGAACGGCACAAACACCAGCACCTTCTGGCTACTTTCGTCGATAGTCTCCTTGAGCGCCCGATATCGGTCCTTGATGTCGAACTCAACAGAATCCCCATCGTCCGTATATACAGCCCCCGCACTAATCTGCAGCAGCTTGTTCATGTTGACCGCAGCGTTTGCAGACGTGACAGCTTCCCCAGCCACCTGCATAACCATTTGCTTACGCAGGGTGTCGTAATACTTCTTCTGCTGCGGGGTCATCTCGACGAAGCGTTTAGTGTAGACCATGTCAGGTAGATCGAGGCACTCGTCTTTGGTGAACCTGATCGCTGGCTGTAGGGCTCTGAACACTGTATCTTTGGCACTGTCTTTCGGCTTGTAGGTAAACTGTGTGATCTTGTGCATCACCATATCGCGCCATGCCCCGAAGAATCTCGGCACCGCTGCGGGATTGACCAACTTGGCTAACCCATACGCATCGACAGGACTTTGCGCGGCAGGTGTGCCCGTCATCATCCACAACCAATCGTCGTCTTTGATTAGCTTGTTCAGCGTTTTCCAACGCTTAGACTGCGCGTTCTTGTAGTGAGTAGCTTCGTCGACGATAAACAGGTCAAACCCACCGGCAGCGATTTCGTCTTTGACTACCTCAACACCGTCGTAGTTGATAATGACAAACTCCGCGCCGCCTTCGACGATCTTCTTGCGCTTGGCCTTGCTACCGTGCGCCACATCTACGGTTCGGTGCATAGCAAACGAGAACAGGTCGGTACGCCATGCGCTGTCCATGATCGACAGGGGGCAGACAACCAACACACGTTTCACTTTACCTTGGGTCATAAGGTAATCCGCTGCCCAGATAGCCGACGCAGTTTTACCTGTACCCTGCTCGTTGAAGCAGAACGCCTTCTTGTTCAACGTCATGAACGCCGCAGTGTCTTTCTGGTGGGCGAACGGTGTGTATTGTCCGGGCCAGCTGTAGCGCTTCGTAATCGGCGACGGCGCTCGCACGTTCAAAGATTTTAGGGAGAGGACTTCATCAAGCCCCCACTTAACAAGCACTTTGTTCATAGGTAGCTCCTTACTGTTAGGTATGATTGTCGTAACCTGCTTCGGGTTCCTTACCCGCAGCAGCAACGCCTTATCGTCAATCACCTGCATGTTGTTCTCCGTGGTAGTGAGTCACTACCGTTTTTTCTTGGGACTGCTCATTGCGCCGCCTGCTGCGCGGTTTTTCTTACGGCTTTGAACGGCTACCCCGTCCTTATTTTTGCCGCCCTTACTCAAGGCTTTCTTGTGCGCGATGTCTTTGCCTTCACGCTTGTCAGCCTTGCCATTCTTGTTGGCGTCTTTGGAGACCTTATCCATTTTACGCCTAGCGCGCTGCCGCTCCATGCGAGCCTCGTGCTCCCCCCGTGCCTTCTGCTGCTGGTACTCTTTCTTGTACGGGCGTGGCTTATTTACATATGGCATCAGTTTGCTCCGTTATGAGGGCACTCGACTACTTGGCAGTGCTGTCTGCACAGGCCCGAGGGTTTGGGATTCCAAACATCTACCTCAAAGGCTTTCTCCATCTTAGCATAGTTAGCCAGCCATTTGGCCCAGAGAAGTTGTTGTGCGTCAAACTCATACTTGGCCTTCACAAGGCTCTTGGCGATCACAAACAACAACCCTGCATGCAGCTGGGTGACTTCGGGGTAGTGTTTGAATATGGCCAGCGCCATCAACTCAAGCTGGCCTTTGTCTGCGTACTTAGCTGACTTGCCCGTCTTGTAGTCGATGATCCAACCTACACCTGTTTCCTTGTCGATGATCGCGAGGTCAACGATACCGCGGAACCACACGTCGTCGGCAAAGAAGCTGCAGGGTTCTAGGTCAGCGGTCAGGCCCAGCTTCTGCTCGACGATCTTTTGGCCCGACTTGCGGTTTAGGGAATCCAGTGTCGGCTTGATGAAGTCGAACTTCGCGGGGATAGGTGTACCTTCACCAATATAATCTTCACACGCCTTGTGGAACTCAGTCCCGTAGCGCATGGCCTCAGTCTCTTTGAACGGGTACTGCTTCAGTACTTTCTCGTGATAGAACTGCTTGGGGCACTGCTCGAATGCTTTGATCCGACTAAAAGACCACGGTGCTGCACTCATTCACAATCCCCATATGATTTGCCCGTGCCGCTCTCGCAGTCTACAGGTAACCCCTCGGCCCAGTCAGGTATCCAACGCATGCTTTCTTCTACGAACGCTTGGGCTTCGGGTACGTCAGCGTCAGGCACACAGCATAGAATACTGTCGTGAACTGTCAACGCCACTTTGTATTTCTTACCTATTCGTAGCATTTGTTCGCCTATGATACAACGTGCAATGGCTTGGCATACATTCTCGATAACTTTGCCCCCATAAATACGGGAACGCATACGTCTGGTTTTGTACGTGTATTCGAACCCTTGCTCAGTCTGCTCCCCTTCCAGTTCGGGGTAGAAGATACGTAGGCCACTAGGTACGATGAGTGCTGTGTTTTCGGCGTCTACCGTTATGACGCCCTTCTTGCCGAAAGACATGGCACGTCCATTGGCTAGGTTCTTAACCATGTTGTTGGCGTCTCTCCACACTTTGCTGATCTTGTGGTTGGCCTCTCGGTAGATAGAGATAATCCGCTTTGCCTCCGCCTCAGATACTTCGAAGCCAAAGGTCTTCAGCTGCGCACCAAACTTCTCGGCACCCATGCCGTAGCCAGCGCCAAGGATAGTAGTCTTACCGACGAACCGCTGATCTTTGGTCACGTCTTCTGTGGCCACGTTATAAATAGTAGACGCCATATACTTGTAGACGTCCTCACCTCGAGCAAACTGATCGACGAGATCGTTCTGTTCTGCGAACCAAGCCAACACCCGCGCTTCGATTTGAGAGGAATCGGCCTCGACGATGGTATATCCTTCGGGGGCAATGATGGCCTTCTTCAGCTTCTTACCATTTGGCCCACGGCTTGGCAGGTTTTGTAGGTTGATCTTATCCATCCCGCCCCACCGACCAGTGTGAGCCGCGTAGTACTTAATCGGTCCAGGGAGTAGCCCACGATTAGCTATACCTATAAACCTCTCTGTGCGTGTCTCCTCTAGGGTCGACTTGTTGCCTAGACGTGCTGCTACCAAGGTTTGCACCCGATCATCGTCGTGCTCCAGTAGAGCTTTAAAACCCTCGTCGCTTTTTGCGAACGCGTAGGTCTCCTTGCCTGTCGTCGGGCTGGTCTTCATCGGGGGTTCCACACCGAGGTTTCTCAGCATGTCAGCAAACTTGGGGTTGGACATCAGGTCTTTCTTGTCCACTACCCCCGCTTCAATCAGGAGTTTATTCTTGCGATCCCGTGTGTCCTCTAGGTGTTGCTCCAGCAGACCAATATCGAGGTCCAACACTGGGTGGATAAACATGCTCAAGGTCGCATGGATCAACTTCAACTCTTGGCGAGGGAAATTCGCCCCCATGATCTTGAACAATTTGTATGTCAGCTCGACATCTTGGATGCAGTATTCGCCGTACTTCTGAGCTTCTTCTGCGGTAAAATCGGCGCGGTGTTTGCCCTTGGCATTGTGCACCTCGAACCCCTTCTCGCCGATACCATAGCGTTCAGCCAGCGCCCTGAGAGATGCTGACTGGTCAACACCGTGCAAAGCTCTACCCATGCACATCGTATCAAACCATGCCTTCGGCTTCACGCCGTAGAGCCAACTTAGGATGGCCCCATCGAACATGGTGTTCTGGCACACAATCCCTGCATTGGAAAAGTCTATGTGATCTAACAGGGCTTTAATCTGCTCTGGGTCGTTCAGATACTTCGTAGGTTTATCGTTCTTTTTGATGCCAAGACCGATTACTTCGAAACGAGGGTCACGTACGTACGCCTCTGTCGTCATTTTAGATAACGAAAAATCTTGATCGTAATAGGTTTCGAAATCAAGGGTGTATATATCCATATTCCTGTTTCTTTCCCTGTTGCGGCCAGCGGCCAAGTTGCTATTTTGCTGGCGCGGGGCGTTCAAACTTATAACGGTTTGTATGGTCTAATGCGCTGCCAAATTGCGCCACAGTCTGACGTAGCATTCACCACGTCCCGCACGAAATCACACCTCTACTGGACGCGCCTTTGGCCTGAGTGAGACGCTGGGAG